AGACTTTGATTTTGATGTGGTTGGAATCTATGATCCAAAAGAATTATTCGAAAGTATGTGTGATCTTATGTGTAAAGAGCGAGGCATAGGATTAGCTGCTCCGCAATGTGGTATTCCTTTGAATGTTTTTATTATGGGAAATCCGTCAGATCGTTCTTCCATCATATCAGTATTTAATCCAAAACTTATCGAAGAAATAGGAACGGATGTTTATTATGATGAAGGATGTCTGACATTCCCAGGGCTATTTATTCGGATGAAACGTAATAGCGCAGTTCGTGTTCGATATACAACTTGTGAAAATTTTACAGATACAATAAAATTTGATGGTATGACCGCTAGAGTATTCCTGCACGAGTATGATCATCTGCAAGGAATACTCTATACGAATACGGCTAAACCATATCATGTAGAAAAAGCAAAGCGCAAACAGAAAATTTACATGAAACAAAAACAGAGACAAAATGCCATACTTTAAGAGTGATGTTACTTCAGAATCATCTAAAAAATTATTCACTGTAATTTCTACATTTGCTGGTGGAGGTGGATCATCTACTGGATATCGTTTGGCTGGTGGAAATGTTCTTGCGATAAATGAATTTGTTGAGGAAGCTATTAAGACATATTCATTAAATTTCCCAGATACTAAAATTATTCCGGGTGATATAAAAAAACTTTCTGGAAAAGATTTTCTTGATGTATCTGGGTTAAAAGAAGGCGAATTAGATATATTTGATGGCTCGCCTCCGTGTTCTGCATTTTCTGTTTCTTCTTCGTCTAAAGGAAAGAATTGGAAGGGCGCAATTTTGGATACTCGAAAATCATATTTTGATGATGACGGAGAGATGATCCACGAAGGTTCGATTGAAGTTCATTCTGGCATAAAGTCGTATTCTGACGGGAAGACAGTAGAAGCTATTGAGGATCTTTTCAATGAGTTTATTAGGATCGCGAAAGATATAAAACCTAAAGTGATCATTGCTGAAAATGTGAAGGGATTGACAATGGATACAGCTAGAGCTAAATTAGCTGAGTTCATTAATGGATTCGAAAAGATCGGATATCTTACCACATATAAAGTATTGAATGCTGCAGAGTATGGAGTTGCACAGAGTAGACAAAGAACCTTCTTTGTTTGTGTGAGGGATGATGTTGCTAATTCAATCGGATTGAACATTTTAAATGTCAATAGCGTGGTATTTCCAAACCCATCCACTCCGAAAGAACATGGAAAATATTCTAAAGAAGTTGCTATAGAAAAAGCGATTGGAGATATAGTTAATGACCCACAAGAAGTGAAAGAACTATTAGATGTTGTTGAAAATGGGTTCCTGAAAAAGTTTGTGGGTTTGTTACCAAAAAATCCACCTAAAGTTCTTCAGCCAAAAGAAACTTGTTTCAATTTGAAACGACCAGCTCGACATCTTCCGTGTCCGACTTTAACACAGACAGGTCAACAAAAAGGTGCATCGGGCGTTATACATTATAATGAAGATCGCAAGTTGACAATTAAAGAATTGAAGCGTATAATGAGCCTTCCTGATGATTATGAATTGACAGGAACTTTCGATCAACAAGCAGAGCGCATCGGAAGAATGGTTGCTCCGAAGATGATGTTCGCTTTAGCAAGCCACGTTTATAAAAATATATTGAAACCATACAAGGATATATCATGACACAACCTTTTACATTCGCGCAACGCTCTGAAGGATTCGATACACACATAGATTTATCTATACGAGGATATTCTAACCTCATAGACGATGTATTGAAACTTTCAGAATATTTTGTGGAAGATGAAACGAATGTTGTTGATATTGGCTGCTCTACTGGAAAAATGTTGAAAGCTATGATCCAACAAAATTCTTTTTCTAGTAATACTGAATATACTGGAATTGAATTAGAAAAAGAATTCGTTGCGAAGTGGAGAGAAGAGTATTTGCCAAATTTATATCTTTTAAATCAAGACGTTAGAGATTTTCATTTTCAAAACTGTTCCTTCGTTTCTTCGATATTTACCCTAATGTTTATGCCACCGCATCAACGAGAGACAGTTATCAAAAATGTATATAATGGATTAAATTCCGGTGGCGCGTTCGTTTTTTCTGAGAAGACCATGGCGGACTCTGCAAAAATTCAAGATATTAGAACTTTTACATATTACGACTATAAAAGAAAAAGTTTTACAACTGACGATATTATGGATAAAGAAAAAACTTTGCGGTCGATGGCCAAACCAAACACCCGTGAAGAATTACTAAATATGTGCAAAGCTGCAGGTTTTAGCAAAATTGAATCTTTTTGGCAAAACCATGCGTTTGTAGGCTTTTTGGCAATAAAATAGGCCTTGACAATTAACCTTCATGATAGTATAATGGTATTGTTAAATTACGGAAAAAATCATGATCGACAAACTTGCAAAGCTCCTAGCAACAGAAAATATCGTTGTTGAGCATCGTAACGCGCCTACAGCTTCTTTCGATACCAAAAATCGAGTTCTGACTCTCCCGATGTGGAAAGAAATCACCCCTACATTAGAAACTCTATTAGTAGGTCATGAAGTTGGTCATGCTTTGAATACTCCCGATTCTGGTTGGAGTGGTTTGGTTACCGAAGAAAAGACTATATGTAATATCGTAGAAGACGCTCGAATTGAGCGTAAAATGAAGATCAAATATCCAGGTCTTCGTCGTGATTTTTATGAAGGATATAAAGAACTCTTCGATAAAGATTTTTTCAAGATCAAAGAAAAAAATATAGAAACCATGAATTTTTTGGATCGCCTAAATCTGCATTTTAAGATAGGCTCATTCCAGACTATTATGTTTCAAGAAGATGAAAAATGTTTTGTCGATGATACTGAATCTGCCAAAACTTGGGATGAAGTTGTAGATATCACACATCGGATATTTGAATTCTTGAAGAAAAAAGAGGAAGAAGGAGACGCACGCGGTGGTGATGTCTCCATCCAGATTGATGAAGATGAAGATGAAGATGAAGATCAATCAGAACATATGGAAAGTGATAAGTTTTTCACAGAAGATGAAGAAGAACAACAAGATCTATTCTCCTGTGATACACAAACATCAATGGATGATACTATTGCAGAAGAATTGATTGATGATAAATCAAAACCAATCTTATATGTAAATGTTCAAGATAAAGAATATGAAAATATAACTCTCCCTTTTTCATCTCTTCTTCAGATGTTTAGAGATGAAAAAGACGCATATATAAAATCTGAATACATGTATAGATTCAGAAATCATTCAAACAATGATGATTTCTCTAAAGATTTAAATTCTAAAATCGCCAAACAAAATAAGATTTCTTGGAATAAATTTTTGAATGTAAACAGCAAAGTCGTTTCTTATCTCGTCAAAGAATTTGAAATGAAAAAAGCTGCAGATCATTATATTAGACAGCGTGAATCAAAAACAGGAGTTATCAATTGTAATAAACTACATGCATATAAGATCATTGATGATATCTTCAAAAAGACAACAATATTGCCAGAATCTAAAAATCATGGATTAGTTCTTTTTGTTGATTTTTCTGGATCTATGACAGAAAATATGCCAGGAACAATTGAACAATTATTGTGCTTGACTTTATTTTGCCGCAGGGTTAATATTCCACATCGTGTTTATGCATTTACTGATCAAACGATACCTGAAAAATATATGCAGAGTCCTGAGTTTCTCGATGATAAGATAGGTGATATTTCTGTAAAGGGTGCAGATAAATTAATAGAACTCTTCACGGAAAAAATGCGAAATAATCAGTTTTCTGAAATGGGTCAATGGCTTTTGAATTTCGCAGAGGGATGTAATCAGAAAAATTGGAGATTTCGTAAAGCCGGAAATGACTCATGGTATTCTAATTGTATTCATTTAAATTCGACGCCATTAAATTCTGCATTGATTTATGCTCGTAAATTGATCGTAGATTTCAAAAAACAGACAAATGCACAAATAGTTAATTGTATTGTTTTGACTGATGGCGAATCTACTGTTAGTCAATATAAGACGGAACATGCATATATTAATTTCACATATCACTATAAATGGAAGTTAATTGCTCGCGATGTTCAGACAAAAGAAGAATTTGTAATACAAAAACCAAGTGATCCCGCCCAATATTATTCTGATTGCAACACTGATGTTTTAGTTCAATTTCTCAAAAATCGATGCTCAGTTAATGTAATTTGCTATCGTATTGAAAATTCTAATTCACGAATTAAAAAAACAATTAATTTGGCATATAAACAAAGTGAAATAGCAGATATAAATTACAGAAAAATGCGGAAACAAAAATATTTTCACATGAAAGGGTATCTGAAATTTGATGATTATTTCTTGATTCATGGTGGTGACGAAATTCAAACCGAAGATTCTTTGCTGGGTGATGAAGTTTACGAGACCAAAAATTCACTCGCGAAAGCATTTATAAAAGTCAATATTCGCCGTGGTGTTAGTCGAGTTCTCTTGTCGAAATTTATTGAGAAAATTGCCGCATAAATTTGCCTTGACAATTAGCTGTGAGTGAAGTATAATAGTAACTCCCGTATCAATTATATAATGGAAATAAAATGAAACAAGTTATTCTTGAAGAGCTTATTAAGAAATTTGGTAAGAGTGCAGTTCTTCGTAAAAAAGATATCGAAGAGTATGTTCAGTCTCTTGGTTACGATAATGCAAAATTTCTTTATCGGAAAAAATTCAATGTGGGTTGGGGTAAGTTTCAATTGCCTTCAGACCTGAAATCTACACCTATTAATATGGCTGCACAAGTTGTTGCGATTACTCGTAGCCCAAAGACCGAGACTGAGGCAAAGATGCAATTTGATCCAAATGCAGTATCCTCACATAATTATGCAATTGTTCCAGAACGTGATTCACATTATGTTCCGTTCGGAGAATTCAAAGACATTGAAAAAATTATAAAATCAAAACAATTCTTTCCGATATTTATTTCCGGAATGTCTGGAAATGGTAAGACGTTTATGGTTGAACAAGCAGCTTCTCGTTCTAATACGAAAATGATTCGTATTCAGTTGTCAAAAGAAACGGACGAAGATGATTTGATGGGCGGATTCCGACTCATCAACGGAGAAACAAAATTCATTAAAGGTCCTGTCCTTCGTGCAATGGAACTCGGTGCATTGCTTCTCTTAGACGAAGCGGACCGCGCAGATCCAGGCAAGATCATGTGTCTGCAAGGAGTCCTTGAAGGCAAGCCATATTTCGTAAAGAAAACTGGTGAAGTTGTTTATGCCCAGACTGGATTCAATATTATCGTAACAGCCAATACTAAAGGTAAAGGTTCTGAAGATGGTCGTTATGTTTCTGCAACGATGTTGGATGACGCATGGCTTGAACGATTTCCGATCACGATCGAGCAGCAGTTTCCGAATCCTACTGTTGAACGAAAAATTTTGAATCTGTATTTCGCTGATAATCGTCAGATGATAGAAGATGAATCTAAGTTTGTAGATAAACTCATCATGTGGGCTGAAGTGATTCGAAAGACGTTCGCAGAAAATGCGATTGATGAAGTTATCTCTACGCGTCGTCTCGTGCACATTGTTCAGACATACAAACTCTTTGGTGATCGTATGCGTTCTATCCGCATGTGTATCAATCGTTTCGATGAAGAAACAAAAACGGCCTTTCTGGATCTATATTCCAAGGTAGATGAAACCGTAGCACAACCGCCTTCAGTAGCATCAGATAGTAGTATTGAGTCTGGTGTGCAGGAGACTACGCCGCAAATCGTTGCGTAGGTTTTTAAATTTAAATAGGAGTTTCAAAATATGGTTAAAACCAAAACTAGCAAAACAGCACGTGTCCTTTCGTTCCTGAAAAAAGGTTATGCTCTCACCGAAGGTCAAGCCAAGGCACGATTCGGAATCAGTAACATGTCGGCTGTAGCTTCGTATCTTCGCCGTCAGGGCTATGCGATTTATTGCAATCGCAAAACTTTCGCGAGTGGTCATGTTGCATCAGTCTATAAGCATGGTGCTCCGACACGTCGCGTTATTGCTGCTGGTTATCGCGCACTCGCTGCGTAATCTGCAACTGGGCAGGGATGCCTATAGGCATCCCTGTTTTTTTATCATAGATTTAAATTATACTGAATTTTTGATATAAATAAATGTTTGAATGATAGTAAAAGGTGAAAAATTATGTCTATAGAAATTTCAGTGTCTATTGAAGAACTACGCAAAAGAAAAATTTTTATTGCTACGCCAATGTATGGCGGAATGTGCACCGGACAATATTGCAAATCTTCTGCAGATCTAGCAATACTTTCTTCTAAATATGGAATGGATGTCAGATTTTTCTATCTATATAATGAATCTCTAATAACGCGAGCCAGAAATTATCTCGTTGACGAATTCCTTCGGAGCGATTGCACGCATTTGATGTTTATCGATGCAGATATCGGATTTGATCCAGACGACGTAATCGCTCTTTCTGTAATTGCTGCAACAGGTAGCGATAAAGAAGTTGTTTGTGGTCCATACCCAAAGAAATGTATTTCTTGGGAAAAGATTAAGAAAGCTGTTGATCGCGGATTCGCAGATAAAAATCCTCAAGATCTAGAGAAATATGTTGGTGATTATGTTTTCAATCCTACAGACGGTCAAGAGTCGATCGCATTGAATGAGCCAGTAGAAGTTCTAGAAGGTGGAACTGGATTCATGATGATTCAACGTGGGGCTTTTGAAAAGTATCGTAAAGCGTATCCTCATCTTTCATATAAGCCAGATCATGTTCGCACTGAACATTTTGACGGATCGCGAGAGATTCATGCGTATTTCGATTGCGTAATCGATCCGAAAACAAAACGATATCTTTCTGAAGATTATATGTTCTGTCAGTATTCACGTGATGCCGGAATCAAAGTTTGGCTGTGCCCTTGGATGAAACTCGAACATCAAGGCACTTATGTCTTTGGTGGATCTCTGGTCGACTTAGCGAATCTTGGAGTAACTGCTACGGCTGATGTGAGTATGTTGAAGAAGAAAAAGAAAAAGTGATTTACATTTAGATTTAGGTGTGTTATAATTGTATTTTAATAATGGAGTAACAAATGAAACTTTCTAATGAAACAATTGAGATTCTAAAAAACTTTTCTTCTATTAACATGTCTGTTTTGTTGAAACCGGGTAATAAAATCCGAACTGTTTCTGCCCAGAAAACTATTCTTGCTCAAGCGACTGTAGCAGAGACCTTTCCGAAAGAATGTGCAATTTATAATCTTCCAGAATTACTCAGCATGACGTCGATGTTCGAAGATCCGGAACTTGATTTCCAAGAAAATCTCCTAAAGATCAAGAACAAAAAAGCTTCTGCGACATACGCGTATGCAAGTGCAGCTACGATCACAACACCGCCGGAAAAAGATATTGTTCTTCCAAGTGTAGACGTAACATTCACGATCGAAAAAGACGTTATGGCTTATGCGCTCAAAGCTGCAGGTGTTATGTCATTGCCAGAAATCGCTCTCCTAGGTCAAGAAGGAGTGGTGTCTATGACTGCGATTGATTCTAGAACAAGCAACGGAAATACTTTTGACTTTCCCGTTGGCACTTGCTCTATGAATTATAATATGATTTTCAAAGTAGAGAATTTGAAATTGCTACCGCGAGATTATGATGTAACGATTTCTGCTAAAGGGATCGCTAATTTTAAATCTAAGACAGGAGATGTCGAGTATTGGATTGCAACTGAACAAGGTTCTCGCGTAAATTGATTTTAAATGTAGTCTGAATTAAATTTATATTATGGAGTATACATGCTTGATCGTGAAGAATTCTTATTCGTTGAAAAATATCGCCCCCATAAAATCGCAGATTGTATTCTACCCAATAGCCTAAAGACAATATTCCAAAAATTTGTTGATGATAAGGCAATTCCGAATCTGCTATTGAATGGGGGACCTGGAGTTGGTAAGACAACAGTCGCCAGGGCTATGCTGGATGAAATTAATGGTGATTACGTTATCATTAATGGATCGATGAATGGTAATATTGATACACTTCGTAATGATATTCGAAATTATGCTGCGACTGTTTCCTTTACTTCTGACCGGAAGTATGTCATACTGGATGAAGCGGATTATCTAAATGCTAATTCGACTCAGCCAGCTCTCCGTAATTTTATGGAAGAGTTCTCAAACAACTGTGGGTTTATTCTAACTTGTAACTTCAAGAATAGAATCATTGCGCCTTTACATTCTCGATGTTCAGTTGTTGATTTCAAGATTGAAGGAAAAGAGAAAGCTGAATTGGCTACTCAATTTCTTCAAAGGACTTATATGATTCTTGAAAAAGAAGGAATTGAATATGACAAGAAAGTTGTTGCACAGCTCATTACTAAATTCTTTCCAGACTGGCGTCGTGTTCTAAATGAACTACAACGTCATGCCGCGAATGGTAAAATCGATGCCGGAATTTTAGCTCAAGTCGCAGATGTAGATTTGAAAGACATTATCAAGTATCTTAAGGATCGTGATTTTACTTCTATGCGAAAATGGGTCGCGCAAAATAATGCAATGGAAACGAATACACTCTTTCGTAAATTGTATGAAACTGCGTATGATTACTTGAAGCCAGAATCAGTTCCTCAATTAGTTTTGACTCTTGGCGACTATCAATACAAGAGCGCATTCGTTGTGGATCAGGAAATAAACATTGCCGCTTGTTTGACTTCAATCATGGCTGACTGTCAGTTTAAATAGATTATGAGTAGTCCATTTGATTACATCAATAGCGTAAGTCATCTCAAAAAGGATATGATGCGCGGAACGGATAATGACGAGCTTTCTGAAAAAGAATACAAACCTTTTTTAGCAAATCGATCGTTATCGTTCCATGCGGATTCTATTTTGTATTCTAACGAAATGAATCGACTTGGTCATCTAGACAATCTATTGCAATACGACTTCTACATGAACAGTCTTCGTAGCCGCAAACGATTTAGTAAATGGATGAAGCCAGAAGAATCCGAAAATGTAGATATTATTCGTGAAGTTTATAAGTGCAATCTAAAGAAAGCCATTGATGCTTCTAGGATATTAACCAAAGAACACATTCAATCTCTTAGAGAATCACTCTATACAGGAGGCATGAAAAAATAGATTATTATAAATACTAGATATATGTGTTTAAAGGTGCATAATGACTATAATAATCGACCAAATGATTGAAGTTCTGTTAGAAACTCCAGATGATTTTCTGAAGATTCGCGAAACTTTAACACGCATAGGTGTGGCCTCAAAAAAAGATAAGAAACTATTTCAGTCTTGTCACATACTACACAAACAAAATAGATATTTCATTGTTCACTTCAAAGAACTTTTTGCGTTGGATGGAAAGCCTACCAATTTTTCTGAAGATGATATAGCAAGAAGAAACACCATAGCCAATCTTCTAGCTGAATGGAATCTATATAAACTCATTTACCCAGAAAAAACCAAAGAACTTGTTGCGCCAATTTCTCAAATAAAGATCCTTTCCCATAAAGAAAAGGGCGAATGGATTCTGGAACAGAAATATAACATAGGAAAAAAACGATCCGTTTAAAAATCTGTTATAAATAAATTTAGAGGCAATCGGTTGGTTGTCTCTGAATAAGCTGCCTTCGGGGGCTTAATTTTAATCTTGCTTAATATAAGGAGATGTATATGACAATGTTTGACCTACATAAATTTGATCCGTTCTCAATTGGTTATGATAAGATGTTTGATCGTCTCGAACTCTTCAATACTGCGCTTGGTAAAGCCATTCCAGGTTATCCTCCATACAATATCAAAAAGACAGAAAAGAATTCCTACGTTCTTGAATTAGCTGTCGCTGGATTCTCGAAAGAAGATATTGATATCGAACTGACGAATGGATGCCTAATGGTTTCAGCATCGACAAAACCTGACGATTCTAAAGCTGAATTCCTACACAAAGGAATTGCAGATCGTTCTTTCAAACGAAAGTTTGAATTGGCAGATAATGTTGAAATTCGAAATGCAGATTTAGTTAATGGTATGCTCAAAATTTCTTTGGAGTATGTTGTTCCCGACAACAAAAAGCCAAAAAAGATTGAGATTAACGCCTCTCAAAATTCAACTAAAGAATTTTTAACGGAGGCTAATCATGGCTAAAATTATCGAATTTTGTAATTCTATATCTTTCTATCTGAAAGAAGTTAGAAAACTTCGAATGACTGCTAGGAAAAAAAATATCTATAATATGTGAAATTAGAGGGGGATTTACTTCCCCCTCTTATAAATAGAAAATTAAGGAGAATATTTTCTATGACATTCGTATTCACAAGGAAACACCTACAAGAAATTCTTCCAAAGTCTCCGTATTTGGACGCATGGTATGGAGCATTATGCGTATTGCTTCCAGATTATGAAATTTCAACACCGCAAAGAGTTGCTGCTTTTATGGCTCAATGCGCACATGAATCTGGTGGTTTCACTACGCTGAAAGAAAATTTAAATTATCGCGCTGTTACGTTGCGTAAGATTTTTCCGAAGTATTTTCCAACGGATGAAATTGCGAACGAATATGCAAACAAACCAAATAAACAAGAAGCCATCGCAAATAAAGTCTATGCCAATCGAATGGGCAATGGTGATGAATCATCAGGAGATGGTTTCCGTTACGGTGGTCGTGGTCTAATTCAACTCACTGGAAAAGATAATTACTCATGGTTTGCAGCGTCTGTTAATATCGCCGTAGAAGACGCAGCTGAGTATCTTCAAACATTTGAAGGTGCTGCTCAATCTGCATGCTGGTTTTGGGAAACCAATAACTTGAATCAGTGGGCCGACAAAGGCGATATACTAACACTAACAAAACGCATTAACGGCGGAACGATTGGATTAGAAGATAGAATCAAACACTATAATCATGCTCTACATGTATTAGGTGTTTAGTTATGAATGATATAAAATTAGTAAAGTGGTTGGGTTTATTGTTATTATTACCATTGACCTTAGCAATTTTCAGTGGTGATAGATATCGTTATCCTTGTCAAGATCCTAGTAATTGGGAAAAGGATATTTGTAAACTTCCAATATGTGATGTGAATCGCACGTGCCCTGAACATATTTTTAAAGGCCAGCGCGACCCAAGATTAGGACCACCTAAAGATGAACAAACTAAAACAGATATTACAAAAAGTTCAACATGTAATGCAACTGTTTCGCAAGGAGCACACTGTGGAAAATAATATAAAATACACCGAAGAAGAATTGATGGCTCGTCTTAAATTTTTTATTGGTATCTGCCTGTCTTTGACATTATTTGGAATCGTTTTCGTTGTGTTATATTCTTTGATTTTTGTAACACAACCATTGAACGCTATGTCTCCAATCGATCAAAAATTCTTTGAATTAATTATCCCTATCGCAACATTCTTAACTGGAACCTTATCTGGAATTATGTTAGCGGGTAATGATAAAGACGCTCAGAAGATGGCGTTACAAG